TCGTTGTAGTTGTTGGTGTCGGGGTCGTTGTCGTTGTAGTTGGTGCCGGCGTTGTCGTTGTCGTCGTAGGTGCAACCGTTGTCGTTGTAGTTGTCGGCGTCGGGGTCGTTGTCGTTGTAGTTGGTGCCGGCGTCGTCGTTGTCGTAGGTGCAACGGTCGTCGTCGTCGTCGTTGGCTCAACGGTCGTCGTCGTCGTCGTTGGCTCAACGGTCGTCGTTGTCGTCGTTGGTGCAACCGTTGTTGTTGTCGTTGTAGGTGCAACCGTTGTTGTTGTCGTTGTCGTCGGGCAAATCCCTTCGTCGACGGTAATTGTAGCCCAACTTCCGTCCCAAGGTAATCCACTAGTGGGGCCTAAATAAACATAGCCAGAACCCAGAGTTGAATTTAAAACCCAACGCCCGTTCAAAGAAGACCAAAACAAGTAGTAATAAAAACCGGCGTTCAGACTTCGCCAATAGTTTTTGCCATTAGAAGTGCCTTGTCGGTCATATGTGCCATTTTGAACCCCCGCGCCATTACTTACGCATAGATAAAGCGTCGGTGTTGCCGTCGTTGTCGTCGTCGTTGTCGTCGTGGGTGCAACCGTCGTCGTCGTCGTCGTTGGGGCAACAGTCGTTGTCGTTGTCGTTGGGGCAACCGTCGTTGTCGTTGTCGTTGGGGCAACCGTCGTTGTCGTTGTCGTAGGTGCCGCGGTCGTCGTTGTCGTCGTCGGCGCAACCGTCGTTGTCGTCGTTGGGGCAACGGTCGTCGTTGTCGTCGTCGGGGCAACGGTCGTCGTTGTCGTAGGTGCAACCGTCGTTGTTGTCGTTGGTGCAACCGTCGTTGTTGTCGTTGGCGCAACCGTCGTTGTCGTCGTAGGCTCAACGGTCGTCGTCGTCGTCGTACCCGACCCAATGAACGGTTGAATAAATTGCGTAGACACTTTGGAACCTATTAGGCCACCGGCAACAATGTTGGCCATTGTTTCACGTTGTCCGGTATCCGTTCAGATATACTTTGAGCCCGGCGCCCGCGGTCCCGCTTCCGACCTGGTCAAGGTCAACGGTGATTTCGGCGTCGTCGGCCAGGCTTGAATCTGAAATAACGGGGGCCGTTGCCGCGGTGGTGCTTGTTTTTTCGCCCGCGTCAATTGTAATCTTGGTGGAAAGAATGGTCGAACCGCTTTCGTTAACGTCAACGGTAATGGTTGCCCCGGTCGGTGCGGTTCCTACGCTTGCGCGAATGCCGGTCAAGGTCATTGCATAGGGCATTCTAAAAGTTAGCTTTGCGGTGCCCGTCGTCAAGCTTGTGACTTCGTCCGAACAAGCACCAATAATGCTTTCGTAGGTATAAGTTAAATAATCGTCGAAATTCGAAGAACCCGCGACGCCCTGGCCCAATACTTGTTCGGTTACGACAACGGGAATTTGGGCAATAGTTGCAACGTTTCCGCTTGCGTCGGTCAATTCGACCTCAAAATAAGCGGCGACGCTTTTATTGGACCCCAGGGCCGTAATTAAATTTTCGGTGCCCAGGTTAAGCGAACCCGACTTGCCGTTGGTAATGGCCGACCAAGTTTCATTGTAAGCGTAAGGCGCCTGAAAAAATCTAATAAGCCATTCTTCTTTTGTGGTCCCGTCACCGGTTACCAGGCGGGCGACGCTAACGTTTGTGTCGGGTTCCAGGGCCGACGCGTCAACGGTCGGCAAAGTTTGGGCCCCGACCGCGGAAAACTTAACGACCCAGGCGTTTGTGCCGTGTTTTGTGGCGGCGGTTGTCGCCCCGCTCACGGTGTCCATGGCCGTTGCCATGGCGCTTGCGCTCGCGTCGTAATTGACCGACGCGGTGCCCGCTTCAGTAAAAGAACAAGTGCCGCCCGTTGGCCCCAAGTCTAAATTGCCAATTCCAACCCTTATGGTCGGATATGTCGAAAGGTCCACGAACCCCCCCGCACCGTCGGCCACGTATAAATTCAAATTTAATTGGTCGGCGGTTACGAACTTGGCGAAATCAATTGGCGAAAGGTCGGTTTGACTTCGAACCCTGGCGTTTGCCAAGTTCAAGGCCGCGTTGTTTATATAAACGTCCATTTTCTAAAGGTTCAAAGGGTCAATTTATGAAATGGTAATGCCGGCCGACGTCCAGGCTACCAGGTCCGGGCAACTTCCCCCCCTGGTGTCGGCTGAATAAACCGCACTTGAGCCCACCGGGTCGTCGGAAATTACCCAGGTCGAATTTGCAATTGTGGTGTTATCCATAAACAAATGTTTGTCGTTTGCGTTGGTGTAAACGTCGTTCGGCCCATAGGTGCCCGCGCTTGAATAGGTGCCATTATAGGCGCTCGAGGCGCCCGAAATTACGAAGGAACCGGCCCCACAAGGGCCCGCGGTCGTTGTGCTTGAACTTGTCGAAGTGGTGGTGGTTGTTGTTGGTGCTAATGTCGTGGTCGTTGTGGGCAAAAGCGTTGTCGTCGTCGTCGTCGTCGTCGTGCATGGGTCGCAAGGGCCCGACCTGGTGCAAGGGTCCGGGCAACATTCGCCCGAAACCGGTTGATTGAAAAACGCCATTTAGCTTTTTACTAAAAAGGTGTATTCCACCGCGGCCCCGCCTTCGCAAATTTCAATTGTTTTTTCTACCCAACCCGAACTTTCGACGGTTACCGAAACTACCAAATTTTCTTCAATTGTTACGACGTACATTTGGGAAATGTCTTCGGCATTCAAAACTTTAATTGTGCCCGAATATTCGCCGACGCCAAATTTGTTGTAAGTTATCGCAATTCCGTTGGCGTTGTATTCGACCAAATCTTGGTCGCCCGCCGAAATTGTCATGTTGCCCAACTTGTTCAAGGCGTCGATTAACTCGTTGCCCTTTTCCGCTTGAATGAGCGTTGGCACTTCTCCTTTTACTAGCTTTTGAATGTCCCAGGTCATAAAGCGACGACTTGAAAGTTTTTCGCCTGGTAAATGTTACCCCGCCAACGCAAAATTTCGGTTTCCTTGGACCTAATAAAATTGCCCGCGGTTACGTCGCCCTCGTAACTTGTGCGGGTCGGCGTTGTGTCGCTCGCCACAAAACGAACCTTGTTTGAACTGGCGTCGACCGGGTGAAAGATTGGTTCAATGGTAAAATCAGCAATTGGGTCCGTTGTTAGTTTATACGAAAACGAAACCTTGCCGACGACGCTTTGGGTGAATTGGCTTCGGTCCGTATTGTCTGAACTAGAGTCGACCTTATAGGCGGGAAAGCTAAAACTTGTTTGCTCGAATTCGTCGCGGTCGCCTGGAATTGTGGCGTATGTTCGCAACCATTTAAAAAGGCCCGAATCTTCAAGCTTTGGGCTTGTTTCTTCGACCAGGTAGGCCCCGGCGTGCGTTGGGTGTTCGGTGTCCAGGGCGAGCGGCTCCCAAAATTGGGGCCTTTGCACGAATTGCTCAATGTATATAAGGGCCGACGGGTCGACCTTAATTGGCAATTGAATCCTAGAATTGACCGTAAGTTGAACGGGAAACTCGAAATTGTTGCCGTTTGGGGCGTCGTAAAGAATGGTCATTTTAGAAATTCGTCAAGTTTGCGTTCTATGCTCGAAAGAATTTCGCCCGTCTTCGCGTCAAATTGGTTCGTTTGGGCGATTACTTCGAAAAGCCGGTCTTGTAGTGCTTGGCGTTCTTTTTTTGCTTCCATGTTTTGGTTGCGTATCCACCAAAAAGCCCAGGCCAAAACAACGCCAAGCAAACCGTTTTCAAGCAATATTTTTGTTATGTCATCCATGGTCCTTTATTGATTAACGAAAAGGCCCCCCATTTTGTCGTCAATGTTTTGAAGCAAACCTTTTTGTTCCTTGAAAATTCGGAAGTCGGCGGCGTCGGGGTTGACTAATCCCGGTTCAATCATTGGATGCTTGTTTGCTTCCGCGTTCAATGCCGCCTGTTCGGCTAAAAGTTCGGCCATTTTTGCTTTTGCGGCGTCCATAGCGTCACCGTCAACCAAAGTTGCCATTTCCAAATCTAAAAGCCTTATTTGTTCCGCGACAAGCGCTTGTTGAGCCCCAACGACGCCCCAGACATTGTTCATTAATTCCCCGTGATGGTCCCGCGTCAATTCGGCATTGGCCGCCATTAGTTTTCCAAGAACGACCGCGTCAGTTAAGCCGGCCGCGGCTTCGTCAATTCTTTCGTTAACCTCGCCGTATTTGTCCCGCAAGGTCGGCACGTGATTAATTGCGCCTTGAATCATTGCGTTTAGTTCTTCCTGGTTCGCCTTTGCAACTTTTTGGGGTTGGTGAATTTTCAACCATTCCAGGGCCAAAACTTCAATTTGCAATTTCTGTTTGACCAGGGCGTTAAATCCTTCCTTGGTCATGTCCCGCATTTTTTCCGCGGCGGCGGCGGCGGCTTCCATCATTTGTTTGACTCGCTCTCTTTCCGCGTTGGTCAAACCTTCGACACGCAATATGTCAGCGGCAAACCCGGCGGCGTCGCCCATGAATCCGGCCATGTTTTGCGCCCCCAATTCGGCCTTGCCCAATTCGTCAACAAGTCTTTTTAGGTTTCTTTGCATCATTTTGACATTTATTTTGGCCAAGTCCATTTGCCTGGCAATTACGCCCGCGGCCCCCGCTCCGGCTTGCATATCAAAACGCATTTTTTTGACTTCGGCGCCCGCGTCTTTCACCTTGTTTTTGCCCAGTTCGGCCAAAAAGTTAAAGTCGCCCTGCTTGTTGATTAGTTCCCCAAATTGTTTTGCGTTTGCTTTGGTTGCTTCGCCAAACTTTTTGCCGGCTTCCTTTACGCCGCTTCCGTGCTTATTCCAGGCTTTTTTTGCTTCGTCGCCAAATTTCAACATCTCCTTTGTTGCATCGGGTAAACCTAAAATTCCTTGATTGGCGAAAATCGTCATTGCGTTTGCCAATTTGTCGAACGCGGGCCCCAGGTCGGCCAAAACGTCTACAAGAGAACCCCCGGCATCAATTAAGAAATTAATGAATGCAACCGCTTGTTTTAAGGCAATGACGACGACGCCCAGGGCCTGGGCAAGTAAAACTACGCCCTTGTCGACTAAGTCGTTAACCGCATCTTTGGCGTTTCCATTAGCCGGAATAAAGGCGTTAAGCATATTGCCCGTGATAATTATCATTTGGTCTTTTGCCCTGGCGAACATATCTTCGAGCTTATCCAGGCTTTTTGCCGTATCGTTAGACATGATTTGACCGGTTGCCAATAGGGCGGCGGCCAATGGGTCCAGGCCCTTGTCGGCAACTTCCCGCAAGGTTTCGGTCAGCATTGGGCCCGCTCGTTCGCCCAGGATTGTTGCCACGTCGCGGAATGCTTCGCCCTTGTTTTGGGCCTTATCAAGTCCTTTCGCAATTTCTTCAAATTTCAACCCGGCGTCAAGGTCGAGAAAGTCTTTCATGTTTATTCCCAACCGCTCCAGGGCGTCGGCGTAGCTTTTATTGCCGTCGGCGGCGGCTTGCGAACGCAAACCAACATTTCGCAAGGCCCGTTCTAAAATGGAGGCTTCAACGCCGGCGTCGCGTGAAATTTCCCGCAATGCCCCGAACCTTTCAACGGTCGTATGCGTGCGGTCGGCCAAGTCCGACATTTCGGACCCCAGGGCAATTGCCTTTCTTATTACCATTCCCAGGCCCGCCGCACCGGCCAACATGGCCAGGCGACCCGTCGCCCCCGATACCATACCCCGAATCTTTGAGCCAATGCCCTTTATGGCCCCGCCCAGTCGGGCAACGCCAGCGGTAAATTTGGTTGTAACTAACCCAATTGTCGCGTTTAAGCTAACGGCCATTTTTCAAGCTCTCCAAATAACGGCCCAGGCGAACGCGTGGACCCTGGGCCCAATCCAAGATTCGGCATTGAACCCCGATTGGCGGCGAACTTGCCAAAATCCAACCAAGGCGAAGTCGCCAATAAATCCAAAACCTGGGCCGGCTCAAAGCGAAACGAATTGACGCCCGCATTTCCCGAACCGTCGGCAAACGGTTTTTCGGCAAAGTCAAACCAAGGTCGGCGGCATTCATAAAGCGTTGGCCTTGTTCATGAATTCTTGTTGCAAGGCGTCGGCCTTGGGCGAAAAACTGGTCGTGTTTTGGGCAATCCTCGCCCGCATTTTCCCCGAAAGCAAAAAGACCTGGGCCATGGGCGTTGCCATGATTTCGGACCTTGTCCAATGGTATTGGCTCGCGAGCAAATCGACCAGGCCGGCAACCCAACTTGAATTTGAGCCGCCCCCGTTTTGCGCCATTTCGACGACGCCTTGCAAATATTCAGCAATGGGGGCCAAATAATTCAACCAGGTTTTGCGGTTGAACTTGCGAACGAACTTGCGACCTTTTTTCGGGTCCGGGTCGAAGTCGGGCGAATTCATCCAAAGAAAGCCGGCCACGTCTTCGGCGTCGGGGTTGCCGTCGATAAAAAAGCGATTGCCGACTTGTTGAAGCATTAAATATTTTTCAACGGTCAACGGAACAATGAACCGGTCGCCAATAGCGATTTGCAAGGGCAAGAAGGCCCCATTTTGCCGTTCGGCGTCTTGTTGCCTAGCTTCGGCAATCCTGGGCGCGTAATCGGCCCAAAGTGCCGCGGCGTCCATTGGGCTAGTTTATCTTTTTGTAACCGTTGAAAGTTACTTTGACGTAATCGCCCTGGGTTTCAGCTTCGCCGCAGTCAACAATGATGAATGTTCCGTCGTTTCGGGTCCCGCTTAAAACAAGCTCTTGTTGGCGCACGTTTGGTTCGGTTGTGCTTGCGGCAAGTTGTAGGGTGCCGGAAATTGTGGTGTTTCTTGGGACTACGGTTGCCCCGGTCGGTTCCCCGTTCGAATCCGAAATGTCTTTGCGTTCGCCTTCATAGGTGAATGAAAGCCCTTCGGCCACGTAAACAACAGAGTTTATTGTGACCGGGCTTGCTTCTATGCCGAATGCTTGGGTGCCGTCTGACGTAATGGCCATGGTAAAAAATTCCTTTTTTAAGTGTTGGTTCTAGTTAATGTTGAAAGCGTCAATTTTTAAGGGGCCGCGGTCGTCGTTGTCGTCGTGGTCGTTGTCGGCCAAACGGTGTCGCGAATGGCAAAGCGTATTTCGTAAGTTAATTCTGTAACTTGGAAGTCGCCGGCAACACTTCGGGCGGTTGCGGTCGGGCGAATGTATTTGAGACCGTACAAGGGCAAGGTTGACCCGTCCCAATTGGGTTTCGATGAAAGCAAAACAACGCGAGCGGCGGCAACCGCGGCCAAGTGAACGTCGCGACCCTGGCCCGCCGCCGACGGGTCCGTAATGATGCGAACGAAAAAGGTTGCGTCGTATTTTCGAAATTCGACCAGGCCAAGCGGTATTGGGGCGTCAATTGGTTCGGTTGCTTCGCCCGTCAAGAATTCAATTTCAATTCGGGGCGTAATAAAAGTGTCGTCGGACGCCGACCGGTAAACCTCAAGGCCCGTTGCCGTTTCCAAAAAGGTTTCGGCGGCGTCTTCGAAATTCTTTTCGAAACTGTAAATTTCTTCAAGCGTTGCCATGGTCAAGCGGTTCCCTGGTAGCGGCTCGCGCAATCCAGGCGAAGAAAAAGGCCCATATCGTCCTTGCTGATTGCTACGACCTTGAATTGGGTTGAGCTTTGCCGGTCTTGCAAAACGGCCCCCTTGGTCGGGGTTTCGCTTTCTTTGTATCGTGACAAGGAAACAACTAGACGGGTGTCAATGGTCGTTTGTCGCCCGTTTACTTCGACCTCATAGGCAACGGTCATGGTTTCCCGGCCAACCCGCCAGGTTTTGCCCACAAGACCCGCGGGGGCGACGCCTTCGACGACTCTTGCCCCCTGGTCTATTAGAAAATCCAGGTCGGCCCCTAAAAGTGTTTTGTTAAGTAGTGAAGACATAAAACGAAAGGGCGGGCCCTGGGGAAAACTGAAAACCAGAACCCGCCCATTTCATGCGGTGAAATCTAAAACGAGAACGCCTTATGTTTTCGAAGGTCGCCCTTTTGCTTTCGCCTTCGGGGGGGCACCTGGGGCCCCCTTTTTGCGTCGGCTTTCTCCGGTGGTGCTTAAATATTGCACGCGTTGGAAACCTTCAAAGGCGCCCGAACGATAAGCGGGCAAAACTTCATTAGCGGGGCCCGCGGCCAAGCTTTCCCAATTGGTGCCGTCCCTTGTTCCAATAATGGTCGAAACGGTCATTAGGAAGTTGTTATGCGTTGCAAGTCTTCGGCGATTGCTACCGAATAACCGTAAACAGCTTCGAGAACTGCGCTTTTCTTGCCGGTGCTTGCGGTGTAATATTCGCGGTATCCTAAAACAATTCCGGTTCGTGGGTCGGTCAAACGACGGGTCGAAATGTATTGGCTTGAATCGCTTGGCTCCAAGTAACGCATGGCAACGGCCATGGCGCTTGGGTGACAAACAAACCCGCCCAGGTTTTCCCCATTGGCGGGAATGGCGCTAGACTCATAAATGCCGTTGAAGCCAAAAAGGCTTGGCACTTGCCCGTCGCGGATTGCTTCGCGGGACCCGTAAGCGTCGGCAACAATTTTGGAGTCCTTCAAAAGGTTAGCAAAGTAGCTAGGCCCAACAACAATGTTGCAAAGGTCCGGCATTGCTCCCAAAGAAACCATGTGGTTTCGAAGGTCGGCCACGTCGTCCACGTCGAACGCGCTTGCGGCAATAACAGTCGACGACGAAAAGTTGGCGACGGTAACCGCTGAAAGAATGTCTTGAAATACAGTCTTGGCCAGTTCGCCGCCCTTTTGGTAACCGAAACGCTCCAATTCAACCGCAGACGATTGGGAATAGTTGGTGTCCGAAAGGTGCCACGTATTAAACTTATGTTTGTCTAAAGTTATGGTCGTTGTGGCGTAATCGGTATCCATCGACGTGTAAGTGCCGGCGAAGTCCGTGGCCCCTGTGGTGTTGGCCAAGGTCGTTACGTTTATTGTTTTGCCCGTTTCGGCGGCCTGGTCGTTAAAGCTTTGCGAAAAACTCGCGAGCGGCGCTAAAATATCCACAAACGCGTCAAGGGCGCTTTGGGCGATAATGTTATTCTGTAATCCGGAAGCAATTGTGTTTGCCATGGTGTTTTATTCTCCTGGTTAAGTTTGCAAAAGTGCGGCTTTCGACTCTTTCCAAAGTCGGCGTTGTTCGGCGGGGTCGGCGGCGTTGAAAGTTTCAACGATTGAAACCGCGGGGGCGGGTTCTTCGGTTGAATCGTCCAGGGCGTCGACGCCTTCGAAAGCTTGTTCGAGCGTCTTGCTTTTGCTTTCGCTTTCCGAAAGGGCCCCTTTTAGGTCGGCGACTTCGGTTTGAAGTTCGGCAAGTTGCTTGGTTAAATTGTCGACCAATTCGCCCAGGGCGTTTTCGGCGTCGTTGCTTTCGCTTTCGGCCTGGTCTTGTACTTCGACGGGTTCCGAAACTTCGGCGACTTCTTCGGCGATTTCTTCGGCTTCGTCTTCTTTTTTTAGTTCTTCAGACATAAGATTTTTTTTAATGGTTGGTTGTGAAAAAAGCCCTTCGTTTGCCGCGGGCGACTCAACGAAATCGGCGCTTGAGACATTCAGAAAACGAACGCTTGGAAATTGTTGGCGAACGCCTACCGGTTTTTCTTCAAGGCCCCATTCGCGCCCGTCGGGGTCCGGCCAAACCAAGTCGGCTTCGAAAACCATTGAAACCCCGAACGCGTCGGGCATTTCTGAGGCAATGTCAAAAAGTCGGTTGTAACGGTTCGATTCGTCGACGCGGAAAGAGTCAAAGGCCCTAAAGGTTCCCCTAAGCTTTCCCCCGTCCAAATAAAAGTCAGAAAAGGCCCCGATTTGTTCCAAGATTCGGTCGGAATCCAAGGCGCCTTCGTGCGTAATAAATGCCGGCAAGTTGTCCCCCAGGGCAACCAATGCCGTTTCAAGGCTTCGTTGGTCGATTTGCATTTCATGCCCGACCGCAACGCCTAATTGAATAAGCGAAACGTTTTCAATCATGCCGGCGGCGGCGTCGACCTGGGCAAACTTCGAACGCTTTTTGCGAAAGCAAACTTTGAAAGAATCGTTTTTGGCGTCTTTCCTGGTCGGCAATTCAAGCGTCGTTGTCATTACCTTTGGCCTTTGAGTCAACTTTCTTTGCCTTCGCCTTTTTTGGGCCCTTGCCCTGGCGTTCAATGAATCGTTGTTCTTCGGTTCGCATACTTGCCCAGGCTTTCGCGTTGGGCGTCTTTAAATATTTTTCGACTTTTTCGTTCATGCCTTTAGTCCATGTTCATAAGGTCAACAATATTGCCTTGGGTTGTGGTGCGGTCTTGGTTCATCAGTTCGCGCCAATCGTTGAGCCCGTTTTCTTCGGCAATGCGTTTTGCCAATGCGATATTTTTTGCCTTCCTGGTCAAAACGCTTTCGACGTCATGGCCGAAAGTCGCGGTCAAGTCGTCCAGGGAAATTGCCCCCATTTGCATATACATTGAATCGGCTTGGACCTGGGCGGCTCTATTTATCCAACGAAAGCCGGGCGGTTGCCACAAAACGCGGAAAGGGTCGATTTCCCGGTTGTCAATTCCCCGGCGAACGTCGCTTGGGAATTCGTAACCTTCGGGCAGGTCCAGGCCCGAAAGCCACCGGCCAACCTTCCAACGCCAAAGTCGGTTCAATACGGGGAAAAGGTTTTTTTGTTCGTTTTCGACGGTTTGTTGGTAAAGCAAAACCATTCCTTGCGACGCCGAAAAACTGGTTTCGCCAATCGTAAGCAAAAGAAATTCAACGGGAATGCCCAGGGTCGCCCCGATTTTTCGCAATCGGTAAGTCAAATAGGGAATGGCGTTGGCGTTCGGGCGGTTGCTCGAAATTACTTGGACGTCTTCGCCTGGTTCCAAGTATTGAAAAGAACCGACTTGCAAATTTTGTAGTCGTTGGCTTTCCGAATCGTCGGCCCTGGCGGCAAGTTCAAAATCAAGGGCGTTTTCCCGCTTTACGGCAACGGCCATGGTTGCCGACACTTTAGCCGCAACCATTTCCAGTTCGTCGTATTCGTTGACGTCTTGCAAGTCGTCGGTGACGGTTGCCAGTTCGGGAACCCCGCGAACCTGGCTTGGGCGCATTCGCTTTTTGTAAAAAATGAAATTTGACGCGTTTATTCTTCGAATGTCGTAAAGCCCGCCCCCGTCGCCGCGGTTGCCAATGTGAAAAGCAATTGGCCGGCCCTGGCGGTTTACTTCGACGCCTTCGACGTTTCGTTTGTTTGCCTTTTCTTCCTGGTTGCGGTCCCGCCAAGGATAGTTCGAATTTTTGTTTCCGATTCGGTCGCCTTCGACAATTTGGACCCGGCCCGAATTGGTAAGCAATAAGCCCCCGTCGCCAAATACTAAAGGCAAGCTTGCAAGTTGTTGTTGAACTTCCCGCATGGTCATCGTTTGCGTGACTTCGGGCGCCCTGGAATAAACTTGCCAAAGGTTTTCAAGTTCGGCGTCGAGTTCGCCGGACCCCGTTTGGCCTTGCGGTTGAATGCCCCCGCCGACCACGTCGCCTTCTCTCAGTCGGCAAATGCTTTTGACCAGGGCATTATTTCGGCGAAAATCCAAAAGCGTTGCAATGACTCTTTCGCGGTCTCCCGAATCAAATTCGTTTTCTTCGGGCGTGACCGTCGTTTGGGTTCGGTTTCCCCGCCTGGGCGAATTCCTGGCGGCGTCGTAACCGCGAGCAAAAAGAAATTTTGACGCAACGTTCAAGCGTCGCCAAAAGCTTGGTTTAGTTTTCATTTCGTCGGAAATTCTCAAAGTCAACTTGGTTGGCGCCCAGGGCGTTTATGTCGGGGTCGGCCAATGCCAGTTGGCGTTTGATTGAATTTATTTCGGTTCGCATTGCCTTGCGTTGCTCATAAATCACTTGCCGGTCTTGAAACGAGTATTGGCTCGCCGGCGTTTTCATCATTTCGGCGTAAGTTTCGTTGGCCGAACGTAAGTTGGCCCGCAGGTCGGCGACTTGGTCAAGACTTCTTGGCATTACCCAAGGGCAAAGCGTCAATTTGTGTTGAGAAAACCGTAACGCCTTGAACGTTCGTTGGCGTCTTCGAAAACGCCCCGGTCGACGTTCATTCGAAAAGTCGTTGTGCGGGCATTCATGGCAACAATGAAAGCGGTTCGCGTCTTGCCCCCAAATTGGGCGTCGGCGGCGTGCCGCAATTTAATATGAAAACCCTTTTTTTGGCCGACTGCTATTGAGAAAAAACTCCAAGTGTAAGTTTCACGGGGAACGCGAACCGACGCCCCCGCCTTCAAAACGTAACCTGGGGCCTTTATTGGCGTTGTAATGCGTGCGGTCCTGGCCATTTCGACCCAAGACCATTTCGCAAGACCTATTCGGCGAAGGCGTAACTTTTTAAGCTTTGCAATTCTTTGTTTCGCCAAAATCCAATCGGGGTTTTTCTTTTCCGGGTCCCAATATTTGCCGCCCCCTTTGCCCGTTGCCCAGGCCCCCTTTTCTTGAATGCTTTTGGTTTTGACCCGACGCCCGCCAATGTAGAGCCAGGGAACCAACCGCTTTTTGCCTATGCCGTCGTCTTTCAAAGTATGGGCTTCGGTGATTTTTTGACGGTCGCCCTTGTTCGTTCGTTTCAAGGCCCCGTTGTAAATGGCCCCGGTTTCGCTTCTAATGACGACTTGCAACTTGCGAGAATGCCCCGTCATCTTGGCCAATTGTCGCATGGCCAACGAAAAGTTTGTGGTGTCTATTTCAACGGTCGCTTTCGGCATTGGTTCCCCCAATGAACCCCCCCAAGTAAACAATCGGCACAAAGAACGGAAAAAGAACCGTTGCCAGGGCGAGAAGCACGAAAGAAACCGCCCCCAGGGTAACGGCAAAGAGAGAGTGCCCGCAAAATCCAACAAGGCCGAAAAGCGCCCTTGTCAAAATATTACCAGACTTCCCGGTAGTTATTCTTTTCAATTCGGTATTGATTTCCTTCTGACTTATTTCCGGTTCGTTCATCGTTTTCTTGTGTTTGTTCTTTTGGTCGTCCCAGGCCGCGGGCCCTTGCCAATGCCAGGCAATACACTTCGCAGTCGAAAA